GCGACTTGAAAACCTGCTTCTGATCTTACCGGTCCGCTAAATGTAGTATTTGCCATGTTAATATTCCTCCTAGAATATAATAAATGTAGTCCCTAGGGGTTGTCGACTATACGCGTCTACATCTAAATTTTTTTTATGTATAGTGAGTTATTTGTATATGATTTTTAAGTAGAGTGCAAGAGAGCCCGTAATAAAAGTGCGATTTCAGCGATGTAGCTTTTGTCTAAGTAGCTACAGAAACTTCTGGAGCAGCGCCTTCTACGCTATTTTGTAAGTGAGCAATTCTAGCTTCTTCTAGTTTGATGTCAGTAATGACTCTTTTAACTTTATCGTCAATCTTAACCATCTCAAGAGTATATCTGTTATTATCCAGATGCTCCTGTTGCCACTTCAACTCCAAGGACCTTTTTTGTTTGTATAGGTCTTGTATCATCGATAACCTCTTCATAAGTTATTCTATTTAATCCCGAATGGTAACTGTCTCCGAGATTTTCCCAAACTATACTCTTTTCTCCAAGTTTGTCAAGGATAGCTTTTTCAACACTTTTAGCCGTATCTTCTTCATGCTCAATATTAAATTTAGCATGGTAATTGTAGGCCCAGATATTGATGAGAGTTTTTTTCATATTATTACTTTCTTATTTAAATGTGGCCGAAACATGTCCGGCCACAAAATTATTTAGTTATGCTTACGCACCTTCAACGCCGTAGATACCTCTAAAGTCAGAAGCGCCAAAAGCGTATCTTTCTCTAGCTTTGTATCTTACGTTGCCAGTATCGAAGTCCCCTTCCATTGACGTAGTCAACGGAGTTCTTGAGAACATCTTCATACCATTTGGAACGTCTGTAATAATGTAGAATGAATCACTATCAGTTAAGAAATTGTTCACTCTGTAACCTTGAGGAATCATTCCCATTGAATTGATTGCATTGATATCATTATCAGCAGTCTGAGTTCTACCTTGAGATTTCATCAATCTCTCAGCATTGAACTGATTAGCAGAAGGAATTATCATTTTAACTCCTTTTGCAGCAATTCTTAAACCTCTTTCATCAGACATTTGAGCAATATCAATTAATGCTTGTTCTAATGAAGTTTCATTTAAGTCAGCCTGCGTTTGCAAAGTGTTTGCTACGTTACCCGCGATTGTTGGGTGAGCTGTAGAAAACAAGTTAACGCCATCACCTGTTTGAAAAGCAGTTCCAGCTGCGATTGCTGGTAAACCATTATTCAAAGGTTGTGCGCCTTTAACTTCTTTTGCATTAGACATAGATCTTGCTAGGGCTTTTGTGTATCTAGAAGAAAGTCTGTCATAAAGGTTGTCCTCTATTGCTTCTTCTGTGATAGCGAAAGCTAGCGCGATCGTTTCCATTGTGTATCTAGCAGTATAAGTTTCTTGAGCGTCATCATATGATACTCCAGCACCTTCTGCTTTTACATCTGCGTTTGCAAAACCACTTAACATTACTTCTTCTTCGAAAGCTCTGTCAGATGATTCAGTAGTATAAATCTCAGCGTGCTGATTATCATACCTTTTGTATTCCAGACCGAATAGTGCATTCAGACCTGGCTCTAACTCTTTAACGAGTTGTGCTCTTGATATTGCCATTATGCGCTTACCGATCCTGTCCCAAACCACTGTGATAGGTTTGCTACCACTACAACAGTAGCTTGACCTGAAAAGGCTGCTAATGCTGGGTTTGTTTGTGGGGCAGTAATAAGATCTTCATTCTCTGGATCTTCTGCTGATCTTAGCAGTCTCCATTGATTTTGAATACCCGTTGCTCCTGTTCCCACGGTTAATTGTGAATTTGACTGTCCAGAAATAGTTGAACCAGATCCTGCTGATCCTGCTCCATTTGCTGATACTGTCAAACCAAAAGTGCTTCCCATTTCAGCTTGTGCTAAGATTGCAGTTGCTGCAAGTCTTGTGTCTAATTGCACATTGTACTGTTGGAAAGGGTTATCGATAATAAACGCATCGATGTCTTCGCTGTTAGCGGGGGCTGTTGTTCTCGGGAAGTAGCTAGAGAACGTTGGTTTATTAGTAGTTGCATCTGTGTAGAAGCAGCCATTAAATACACCAATCGTTGGTCTTGTTATAGCATCTTGTCCGTTGATCACATAACCCGGATTGTCATTAGCACCACCGGCAGTATCAAACTGCACAGGTTGTCCTAAATAAATAGACGATCCATATCCACTATCGATTTTGTATTTGTTCTGTCCGCCAGTTGAAGGTGTAGCACCTAAAGCTCCTGATGGGATCAAACCAAAACCTACTGTGTTTCTATTTGCCATGTTATTTTCTCCTTATGAACCTGCCGCGTTAGCGGCCTCCAGTTCGGTTTAATTTAATCGTTGGTGATAAGAAATATTATTTCTTATTGCCACCGAAGTTTTTGCTAGAACGCTCGAATTTCATCGGCATTCTTTTGTCCTGATCCTTCAGTAAGTCGTTTTCTACAGCTTCGTCTTGACCTTCAGTTTGTCTTTGCTGATAGGCAACACGAGATTGCGCGAGTTCTTCGGGTATCCTTGCCAGGAGAAGGCCACCTACTCCAATCACTCCAGCGTATTTTCCGTCCATGACAACAGGAAAAGATTCGTCATCGTATTCGTCAGCTCTCACTAACTCATAACCAGATCTCAATCTACCATGAATATTCTTGGTATCGTTGAAACCCATTGACTCTGCTCTTATCCATCTATGCCTGAATCCATCGGGCGCTGTGGGTGCATCTAGAGATGATGGTGGCTTATACTCTTTTGGACGTTCAGTTTTTGTCCGAGTTTCAGCCGCACGAGAAGTTACTTTGTCTTCGTTTTCTTTGTTCATATGCTTATGCTCCTTCCGTGAGTTTTAATTGTTTTGCATACTCTTCGAGTGGCACACCTAATTTTTTAGCTATTGCTACTTGAGACGATGTGAGTCTCACTTGTTTGCGACCAGTTTTTACACTTCTGTTAGCCGAAGCCACCGACTGAACGGGCTTGGTCGTTGCTATAGCTGTATTATTACCAAACTTATGAGGAAAGTCAACTCTAATACGCTTGTCTATTTCTACATAATATTGATCACTCTTCGGGTCTATACCTTCTTTTTCTACTAAATCCTTGTGAATTTCGAATGCAGTAAATGTCATGGCTCTATCTTGTCCGAACCATCTATTTTTTGCAGCCCAATCTTCAGCTTCCGGATCAGCGTCTGGTAATGCTCTTGGAGTTTGTTGTGGTAATCTTCCACCGTCTGATAGCTGTACAGGAGTTTCCTCTACAACCGGTTTTTGTTTTTTTCTCATTTGCAGGTTTGCATTCTCCAACGCAAGTGCTGCAATTTTTTTATTAGCCGTAACTTGTAAAACTGCATCTTGTGATTCTATTGCCATTCGCAATTCATTTTGCGCTGACTCCATTGCACTCGTTACATTTTCTTCAAGTTTGGTTGTGTAATCTAAATTAACTTCTGCAAATTTAGATGCGTCTAGTTTTCTTTTTTGTTCTAGAGAACCCGCATATTCAAGAGCCGCTGCTTCTCGTCTTTCAGCTTCTCTCATCTTACGTGTAAGTTTAGCAATTCTAGATTGCACACCCTTACTATATTCTTCTAGTTCAGAATCATCTTTTTGTTTAGTCTCTTCAGTTACTACTTCTGTTTCCTGTTCCGTGGTTTCTGGAGCAGTATCAACTACCGCTTCCTCTTTTGTTTCTTCAATAGTTACATCGACCTCTGGGCCGGATGTATCTAAATCAACTTGAATGTCTCCTGCTGATTTTTTTATTTCTTCTGGCATAGTTTCCTTCCTATGTTAATATTTGTGCAGGATGTCTGTTGGATCCTGTACGGTTGCTAAAATTTCGTCATCGTTTAAAAGACGAACTTCTCCACCTTCAATTTCAATTCTTGATCCGGCATAACGTGCGAAGACTACCCAGTCTCCGACCTTGCACCATGGACCATCATTAAATCTTTTAGTGTCATTATAACAGTCAGGTCCCATAGCAATTACGTTTCCGCATTGCGATGCAACTTGTTGTCTGTCAATTGTTTCTGTTCCTAATAAAACTCCACCTTTAGTTTTCTCATTCATCCTAAAAGGTAATACTAACATTCTCCAACCCGTAGGCATCGGAAGTTTAGTTGTTTCTTTAGTAACTTCTTTTACTGGTTCTTTCTCGTATTTGTCGAGCAATCCGTTTTTAGTTTTTGGGACTTCTTCCTTTGAGATCGACGACTGTTCCTGTGTTTTCATTTTTTGCTCCTTCATCTTGTTGCAGGTTAGAGATTTCCTGACGCACTGATTCCAATGCGTTTATCTGTCCTATTATATACTTGTAAGTTTCCATACTGTCAACCCCACCGGATGTAACAGATAAGGCTAATTGATTTATTCTTCTAACTAAACCTTTATTAAGTGTAGCTAATAGTTGTTCTGGTTCCATTTTTACTTTCTATTTTTTTGCTATTTTATCTTTGTTAGGGCCTTTTTTTATCACATAATCTTGAGTTCCGCTAGCCCCTGTTTCAACCTCTTTTTTAAGGTTTCTAAACAAACTCATTTCTTTTATCTTTTTGTAATTGTTTTTTAAAAAGCTTTCAATAGCTTTAGTATCTCTCATTTAACATTTCCATCTTCTCCGTGCTTGTCTGATACGTGAGTTAGGATCGTTTTTTGTTTTAGCTGACGAGTTTCTTAATTGACCTGCGCTTCTTGCACAGTACGACTTACGTCGGTTTGCAGCTTTTGACCCTTTTTTAACTTTACCAGTCACGGCTGTTTTTAATTTACTTCCAGGGTTTGCTGCCCTGTATGCTCTTACACCCTTTGCTGTCATTCCAGCTCCAGATTTTGTCTTCCTATAATTAGCACCCTTACCTGTAGTGGTTTTTCTTATAGGTTTCTCGGCCATTACTTTTTCTTTTTAGGTTTTTTCTTAGCCGTCTTAGCTGCTCGTTTAAAGTTAGCAGCAGTTGGAGCACCTTTACTTCCAGGTTTTCTCATTTTTTCTTTGCTGCCAGCAGCGATTCTCTTTTTTTTCGCGTGAATATTCGCGTACAAACCACGTTTAGCCATTATGCTTTTCCCTTCTTTTTTTTCTTTTTAGGAATAATTCCTTTTGCCATTAAAATATCTTTTTTAGTAATTTTACCATCACCTGAGTGATCTGGAAATTTACTTTTTTTCTTCATCTTTTTTTTCATGCGTCTCCTTTATTGT